TAGGAGCACAAAATGGCTGATAAAGACTTTGACCGTCTACTTGTATGCAAGACCCATGGGGTTATGTACAAAATGCGTCCGTATGATGGACCACCCGAATATGACCAAGAGTTGCGTGAACTCTGTGACCGTCACAATGCACAAGTACCAGACCCTCAGAATTGCCGTGCATTAATTTATCGCACAGACCCCACAACTGCATCTAAATTGGATGTAGAGACAGCACTTAAAAAAGAACTGCAAGAACAGGATGTTTACATCCGTGATTTCAGAGATGAGTTGAAGGTTGATGCACTCAAATGTTTTAGTCGTCACAACCGACCAAGTCAGGGTTGCATTGATTGGTGCAATGACGATAAGACTATTGGACGTAAAAGTGGTGTTCCTAAAGACAAACGACAATATCTCTGTATGTACTGCCCTGCCGCCGAATACTATACGCATCGCCAACGCACTGAAATGGGTCTTTACAACAAGTGATTCTCATTAACTTTGATGCGATTGCTTCTCCTGGTGTTGAAATAGGTGCTCGTGTTCCACGAAAAGAAATGCGCCGTTTATGGGGAGCCCTAAATGCTGGGTACAACAATAAATTAGCCGTTATGGCTACAGGCATTACAAATACTCCTATTTTGCTTGAATGGCTAAAGCGTGAAGGCTACAAAGCCACCACCGTAGATATTGTTGAAGAAGACAATGTAAATGTAAAAATTGACCGTGTTGCTGCTTTTAATGCTGTTTATGGAAGAATTAATTGGTACATAGATATTGACCCAATTGCTGTTGCGAAGGTTGCGCATATGGGTATACCCACGCTACTATTGACAGTACCCGACACCATCCGACTTGAGTGGAACGAAGAAAAAGTTCTGAAGAGTTGGGATGTACTTGTTGAGGAGATTGAAAGCCAAGCGTTAGCAAAGGCAGAAAGGACATGGCGTGAGTCAGATTAATGAATACGGGGGCGTTGGTTCGGAACCATACGGTCCACCAAAACCACTTAAAATGAACTTTGATGAGTGGATGGCTTACGGTTTGGAAAACAGTTTCTGTGGACCTCCTGTTTGTATTACCCATGATGGTGAACCCATGACCGATGCAGAATACGCAGAATTTGACGAGGGTCACGACCCTTGTATTCATATGATTCGCCCTTACCATGATGTTGCAGAACGCCTTATGGTTGAGTCTGCCCATTCTGCATCAATCTGGCGCAGGCCAGGTTGGGAGTGAAAGTCTTTTTCGGAGGGTCGGAAAAAGGTTCATATCGGCGGATGTTGCTTGACAACAACGTCAAGCATTTTGCTTTAAATCTCACACATTTGCCAATTCCTAAAAAGAAGGAATTTGTACTTTCAGACATTTTTCAAGGCAATGAAGTGCTTATTTACACTTCTGAAAACGATGAAGATTTAAACCGTTTTGATGATTTTGTACGCAATTACGCAGATGAGATTTCTATTGTTATTGGTCGCCCTGATTATGATGGCGCATGGTTAGGGGACAAGTATGTTCCTATATGGAATGACGAAACTGACCTAGAACGGCTTGCATGGCTTTGCCAAAAGTATGGTCGTGTAGCCATTTCAGACAAGGCTGTAAACCCTCGCAATATGGTCAGGATTCGCCAATTGGCAGCCCGTTGGGGAACCAAACTTATTGGAATTACATCTAAGCCTGACCTCATTGAGCACCTTCCTTGGGACGCTGTGGTTGTCAATTCTTGGACATCTGTCATCCGTTATGGGGAAACTCAGATTTGGGATGGTCATGGTTTGCGCCGTTACCCAGCCCAACAAAAGGAGTCCGCTCGTAAGAAACACCGAGCAGATATTGTCCGACTTGATGTAGATGTAGTTTCTGTAATGGAGGATGATGTTGCTACTGTTGGGACGCTTGCTATCCGTTCTTGGCAACAATGGGAAACACACACTTTTGGGGGCTATGACCCTTCTGTGTCGGATGATGAAGACGAGTTTGGACCCCCTTCTGACCCCCCAATCATTACTATTGGGGGTGTTACCCCTACTTTTAAAAATGTGGCTTCAGGGGGGTCAAACATTACTACAGACCCCCTAAATGAGCGGCACGAAAGAGGGCGGTCATTACTACCCGTAATGGGCATTGAATCTGTAGTGTCTTTAGGTCACAGAACCGTTGGAAATGATGGGGAAGAACTAGAAATTGAACCTGAGAAAGTAAACCTTCTCAAATATAATGCTGACCCACTAAGGGAGTGCAATCATTGCTATTTGGCTCCCCGATGCCCCCAATTTCACGAAAATGCGACATGTGCGTTTTCCCTTCCTTTAGAGATTAAGTCCAAAGACCAACTTCAGGCTGCTATGAAGGCTCTTTTAGAGATGCAAGTAGGTCGTGTGATGTTTGCTCGCTTTGCGGAGGAACTAGAAGGACAAGGTCTTGACTCTAGCCTTTCTACAGAAATTGACCGAGTATTTAACCTTGTAGAGAAAATGGCTCGTATCAGTGACAACCGAGAAATGCTCCGTATTGAGGTTGAGACTCGTGGGTCTAGCGGAGTGCTTTCCCGACTGTTTGGACAGAAGGTTGGAGAAACCAGCAAGATGCTCCCTAACGGTGGTTTAAGCGAAGAAGCCACCGATGCTTTGTACGCAGATGTTATTGATTTTTCTGAAGACGGTTATTGACATACTCGTTAGTACCCACTAAAATCAACTGAGTTTGGAGCATAAAATGATAATAATTGGTTTATTAATGTTTAATACTTATCTTCTTTGGAAGATTCTTATTACCCTTAGGTATATGTCTCTGAATCCCACAAATGATGACCTTTGGGACATCTTTGCTGAATACATAGAATCACAAGACTCAGAAGAGGACTATTAAATGAAGATACTAGTAACTGGAGGATGTGGCTTTGCTGGTCACCACCTCATTGAACACCTTCTTACCAATACCGATAGTGAAATTTTGGTACTTGACTCTTTGACTTATGCAGGCAAAGTTGACAGGGTATTGGATATCCATAATTACGACTCAAACCGAGTAAAAATTATGTGGCATGACCTTAGAGCATCACTACAACCAGTTGGTGACAAACTAAAGGATATTACACATGTTCTACACCTTGCGTCTGAATCCCATGTTGACCGCAGTATCACTGACCCAGCACCTTTTATCTACAACAACGTTATTGGGTCGCTCAACATGTATGAGTGGGCACGAACCCATGACAACTTAGAGCACTTCGTACAGATTTCAACAGATGAGGTTTACGGAGCCGCACCAGCAGGACACGCCCACCAAGAATGGCTTGACCCTATGCTCCCATCTAACCCATATGCAGCCAGCAAAGTTGGTCAAGAAGCAATTGGTATTTCGTATTGGCGCACTTATGGACTCCCATTGACTATCACCAATACAATGAACTTATTTGGTGAACGCCAACATCCTGAAAAGTTTCTTCCTAAGACTATTCGTTCTATTGCTAACGGAGACTCTGTAGAACTCCATGGTATTTACCACGGTATCAAAGATGGCTTCCCTGACTGGCAAGCATCTGAGCGTCATTGGCTTCATGCCCGTAACCATGCCGATGCACTTTTGTGGGTTCTTACACAAGCCCCAGCAATACGTTACAAAAACTCTGTAGAAACTCAGAAACCAAACCGCTGGAATGTGGCTGGTGAAGAAAAGTCGGTACTTGAAATGGCTGAAATCATTTCGGACATTCTTAACACTGCCTGTGAGATTGATTGGGTGGATTACCACTCAACACGCCCAGGTCATGACCATCGTTATGCTTTGGACTCAACCAAGATTCATAATGCAGGGTGGAAACCACCTTTTAATCTTGAAACTGCTTTAGAAAAAACCGTAGCGTGGGTAACCCGTGATGAGAATAAGAGGTGGCTCAGTGATTACTGATGTTGGTATTGACATGGACGGAGTCATGTATGACTTTGCCAAAGTCTTTCATGAATACGCTCAAGATAGAATGGGCAAGATATTGTCTACACCTACCACATGGGACTTCTACAAAGAATGGGGTATGTCAGACGAGCAGTTTGATGAATGGCTCGTAGAAGGTGTTCAAAAACTCCGATTGTTTAATTGTGACGCTCCTATGGAAAACACTGTTGAAGGCTGGAACCTTCTAAAGCAAAACGATATAAAAATCCATGTGTTGACACATAGAGGTCATGTTTCTTACGAACAGACAGTGCAATGGTTAAACCGTTTTGGTCTTTATCCTGATAGTTTACATTTTGGTACAAACAAAGGTATTTTAAAAACATTTGCCACAGATGAATGTGCCGCAATAGATGACTACCCTTTGTACTACAGACAGTATGACCGTGCGGGTGTTATTTCTTTCCTTCGTACACAACCATGGAACGAACAAGTGTATGCACGCAGGGTAACCGACCTTTTAGATTTTGCTAAAAAAGTAATAACAATCAATGAAGCACAAAAAGTACTTATTGAACTTCCAGTAGCACCAAAACCAACATCACACATTATTTGGGAACCCAACAAAAACCCAACAAGCACCTACACACAAATTTACAAAGATACAAACCCCCACGAAAACAACTCTAAGAAAATGAGATGGACTAATGACGACCGTTGACAATCACCGTACAGATATACTTAAAGAATCAATTGACCTCATCAACGGCGAACGAAATAGCACCTACGGTGACCCTTTAGACGACTTTGCTACAACTGCTGCAATGTGGGATATTTATCTTGCACGCACAGTTGAAGCACGTGGAACATTAGATATAAAGCCACATGATGTAGCAATCATGATGAACTTGTTAAAAATTGCACGAATTTCGTGGTCTCCTGAAAAGCGAGACCATTGGGCTGACCTTGGTGGCT